CGGGCGGCTGGAGCCGCTTGCCGCCCTGTATAACGGTCGGAAGAAAACTTTCGCCGAGGGCACCTACTACCTGCGGTACACCGAGAACGGGAAACAGCGGTACGAGGCTGTGGGCACCGACCCCGCCATCGCCACGGCGAAGCGGATCGAGCGCAGCGGGTACTTGGACGCCCGCGCTGCGGGATTGCACGTCGTGGAGGCTCCCCTGCCTCAAACGCACGGCGGCGGACTCGCCGAGACCATCGAGACCTACCTCGCCGAAATCCGGGCGAACAAGAAGAAGCGAACATGGCAGGCTTACGCAAACTCGCTGGCGTTCTTCGCACGCAGTTGCAAGAAGGTTCAAGTGCAGAGCATCGGGCGCACGGACATGCTGGAGTTCAAAACTTTCCTCAAGTCTCAGCAGATGGGGAAGCGCAGCGTCTACAACAATTTTCTCAACGTCATGGTCTTTCTCAAGTGGGCGAAGGTGCAGACGGGCATCCTCAAGAACGACTGGCCTCCGAAGCCGGAGCGGGAGCCGGAAGAATACTCGGATGCCGAGATCGAGAAGCTGCTCACGGCGGCGCTCGACGAGGAGCGCCTGATTCTGAATTGCTTCTTGTGCTCAGGCGTCCGCAGCGGCGAACTGGCGCACTTGACCTACGGGGACATCGACTTCACTCATAGCGTGTGGACCATACGGGACAAGGAAGATTGGGACACCAAGACCGAAGGCTCCAAGCGAAACGTCCCCGTCCCCGAATGGCTGACGAAGAAAATCGCCGACCGCATGTCCAACGGACGACGCAAGACTGACCTCATCTTCTTCAACTCGAATGGCGGGCCAAACCTTCACTTGCTCCGCATCGTGAAGCGTGTCGCCAAGCGTGCGGGTCTGACGGACATCAGAGTGGACGATCACAAGTGGAGGAGCACCGCCATAAGCCGCTGGCTGCGTGCGGGAAACAGCGTGCAAGACGTAATGAGTTGGTGCGGTCATAAGAGTCTTTCCACCGTGCTTCGGTACGCAGCCAAGCTCAACCTCCAGAAGCCTGAGACCCGCGCCAAGGCGACTTCCGCTTTTGCAAAGTTCGATGGCGTCGGGGACTAGCATTAGAGTGCGCTCATGGCGAAGAAACAAAAACGAAGTCGCTCCGACCAAAATCTACTTCTCCTCCTGTACGACCGAGGAAGCCGGATCGTCAAAGCAGCCTGATTAACCGTGTAGCTTCTAAGCAGATCGTCAAAAATCGGGCAGCCGCCATATCTTTCGCTGATTTGGTTCTCAGTGGCAGTGCGCATCAGTCCAGAGTAGAATCTGCTTCAATGTCAGTTTTACCGCCTGAACCCAGTACGATCAAATCCATCCTCGAAATCTTGCTCAAGCCATTCACGCTGATCTTTAACCCAATAGCCGAACGCATCGGCAACAGACTCAAACGTAAGCCAAAACTGTACTTCAACATTCATCCAGTCGGATCAGTTTGGTGCTATGCGTGGAGCGGCGCTAAACCGATGATGCAAGTGCGTTTCGATGCCGACATAACGAACGATGGGAATGAAGGAGTAATGCTCTTAGATGGATACGTCAAAGGCACGAAGGCAAAAATACCACTCATGCGGAAAATAACAATCCCGCCGACAACCACGATCACGGACAAAATAATTGCGGTGTTTGTTGAACCAATAGTTGGTGAGGGGGGTAAAGATTTCACAGGAAAGATCGTGTTCGTCGATCAGTTGAAGCGCAAACATTACACCGACAAGACCACGTTCACGTGGGTGGGAACGACTGATCCGCCGAAACCACCAATCCCCCCTGTGGTAAAATCAGGCGAGACGCCGTAGCTCAACGGATAGAGCGTCGGACTTCTAATCCGAATGTTGCGAGTTCAAGTCTCGCCGGGGTCGCCATTTTTCACCAAGTAGTGACGAAGCCTTGGACAACCTGACTCCAAGCGAACGCAGTAAGCAAATGGGCTTGGTTCGGTCTAAGGACACGAAGCCCGAAATGTTGGTCAGGAGGCTTGTGCATCGGCTCGGCTACCGCTACAGCCTCCACCGAACCGACCTGCCGGGCAAGCCAGACTTGACGTTTCCTTCGCGAAGAAAACTGATCTTTATCAACGGCTGTTTCTGGCATGGGCACAAATGCAAGCTGGGTCGCATGCCGAAGTCTCGCCTCGAATACTGGGGCGCGAAGATCAGAGGCAACCACGAGCGTGACAAGCACAACCTCAGACGCTTGCGTGGCATGCGCTGGAGAGTTCTGGTGTTGTGGGAGTGCCAACTGCGGGAACCTGACTCAATCGCTCGCCGAATACGGAAGTTCTTGGAAGCCTGATTCAGGTAGTGACTCAGTTTGATTTTATGTGCTAGCCGCAGTCGCCTTGGGGGTTGTTTGCCCGCCGATCACTTCAACGTGCTGAAGTTGGACTTGATCATCGTTGAACGTAAAGAAGATTCGTAGATCGGGCATCTTTCCGTAGCCGCGAGTCTTAATCAAAGACAGCCGCGTACCCTCTATAACTGGACACTCCTCCGGCTTATAGCACAGAGCGTGGGTCAACCCTGCCATTACCTCATCCAGTCTTTGATAAGGAATCTTCAAAGCCTGAAAGGCAGTAGTGAACCTTTCGGTTTCAACAATCTCCCTGATGTGATTATGCGACGGAGTGTTGCTCAACCAAGTCAAGCTCCCTGGCGACGGCCCTACCGCGCTCTATGTCGGCGGGAGTTGGCTCTTCATGTGACAGGAAAACTGTTTCATATGGGATGGTTTGTCCTAGACTGGGGGTCATCTTCCAGCACATCCAATCGTGGGTGAGTTCAGACACGTCTTTTCCATCGGTGCCTTTAACGGCATCAATGACGGCGTCCACAAGGGAGATTTCGGCGGCGGTAAATCCCTTCAAGTTTGGCTCGCGCAAATTGACTGGCCGTCTCCACTTTCGCAGGGGAAGATTTTGCAGCCCCAAAGACTTTTCCTTTTCCATCTGCTCTTTGAGTTCCCGAATGTGCCTAGGAGCAGGACCGTATTCCATTTTGATGTACTCCGTGCCGGTGATAGGCTCACCCGATAAGGCGTACATCAGGAAATCAGAAAAAAACAAAACTTTGCTTAGCTTTAAGGAGTCGAACGATTGATCGTTGGCACACTTCTGGCTAACATACAAAATCAGTTCCTTAAACTGATCGGTCTTTTCTTCAAACTTTCGCAGTGCGGCGCTCATAGTAGTTACTTCCGTTCCAAGAATGCCCAAAAACAGGATCGCAGGGGCAGGGGAACCCATACACCGTATTTCTGGCCGCGTCAAGGGTAAATACACCCTTCCCGCACATTAAGTGTACAACGGATTAACCTGCAATACCAAGCGCTGTTTTTGGCAGCGTTGCGCTATCCACTAATCCCACAATTTCGTCGATACTTGATTCCAGTCTCATTTCTCTTTCGCTATTTGTTCTCCACAGGGTTTTGTGGGATACTTTTCCACAGTTCGGCACCGATTCACGTTGCGCATGCGAGCGAGGACGTGTAGAAAGAATCTACGATGGCGACGGCTCTGCGCTCGATAGCGCGTCCAATCCAAAGCGTTCTCCCACTTGGCATCGACCTGCCGTCCAAACCAGCGGAAAAGGAGCACACGCTTGTCTCAATGTTCTCCGGCTGCGGCGGCATGGATTTTGGGTTCCTCGGCGGCTTCAGGGTCTTCAGTCGCTTCTACCGCCGCCTTCCATTCCGCATCGTCTGGGCGAACGAGCACAATCCCGCAGCTTGCAGGACGTACCGCCGCAACATCGGAACAGACATCATTTGTGATGACGTGTGGGATGTAATTGACTCGATGCCTGAACAGGCCGACGTGCTGATCGGAGGCTTTCCTTGTCAGGACGTGTCCGTGAACGGCAAGCGCGTCGGCGTGAACGGGAAGCGCACCGGGCTTTACAAGGCGATGCTGGAGGGGATTCGCAAGACGCGCCCCAAAGTTTTCGTCGCTGAGAATGTGAAGGGGCTGCTGATGAAGCACCACCATCGGTTGATTCATCAGGTTGTCGAGGATTTCGAGTCGCTGGGATACAAGGTGTCGTACCAGCTTTACCTCGCCTCTCGGTACGGCGTTCCCCAGACGCGGGAGCGCGTATTCATCGTGGGAACATCCTCGAAGACCAAACCCTTCGTTCACCCGCCCGCGCTGAAACGGGAGCCGCTCACCGCCAAGGAAGCAATCTCCGACCTTGAGCGCCTGTGGGAATGTCCGGCGATGAACCACGTCTGGAGCCGGGCGAACAAAAGCCCGGAGCAAGGAGATCGCAGGCTCAAACCCGACCGCCCGGCGTACACCGTTCGAGCCGAGTGCCACGGCAACATCCAGTACCACTATCGGCTCCCGCGCCGCATCTCCATGCGCGAAGCAGCCCGCTTCCAGTCGTTTCCAGACACGTTCATTTTCGAGGCGAAGCTGAGGGAAACAGAGAGGCAAGTCGGGAACGCAGTTCCCCCGGTGCTCGCTTGGCACGTGGCGAAGGCTGTCTGCGCCTGTCTGGAGTAGCTGTCAATCGCGGAAGAGTTCCTTCGACGGAACCCACCCTTGGGCGAGCTTGTCGGCGCGTGCAAGCCATTCCTTGACACGCTTCGCAGGCGGAACCGAGACGCCCCAGTATTCCACGAACAGCGCATCCTCCAGCCGCTTCGCCGCGAGCTTCATTTCCGACTCGATGTCCTGAAGGGCGCGGAGGATGTAGTTCCCGCCGCGAGTCTGGTCTGCCCGCATCGCCACGCTTCCCGCAGAGAACAAGTCCCTCGCCTGCGAGCACAGGACGCCGTGGTACGTGAGTAAGTAGACGGCCGCATCGTCGTACTTGTTCTTCGACCGCGAGGGCTTCACTACCTGCGGACAAAGCAGAGCGGCTTCGGCACGCAGCTTCCGCTTTTCCGCCTGCGGGAGCTTCATGTACAGCCTCACCTGAAGCGGCAGCGAATGTTCCTGATCCTTGGTCGGCTTGGCTTCCAACCACCACAGATGCTCGCCCTCCTTCAGGCGACCGAGAGCATACTTTCGGATCAAGTCCATTTTCCCCTGCTCAGAAAGCTCTCGGAACTTCTCGTATGTGATGCCGAACTTCTTGAACAGAGGCTTCTTCGTGCCGATCTCAACCTCGAACCGGGGCACATGGGACGTTCTGACGTGCATCACAACATCTTCGTAATGTCCCCACTTGACGGCTGGAGTCCCGCCCATCTTCCCAAAGAGGATGTAGATATGCTTTACATTTGCGTCCCGCCTGCCCTCGAACACGCTGTTCGCGACGCTGCGCCAAGAGTTCTTCGAGTTGACCTTCACCTCGATTCCGAACTCTCCCACCACTATGTCTGGGAAGACTTGGGGGATCGCAGCATCGACCTCGATACCTTTCTGCTTTGCCAGTTCGCGTAGGAGCAGCCTCGCCCTGTCCTCGAAGGCGCTTGGCACCCGAAGGGCGGGATCGTCGCGCACCTGCCGCGTGAGCTTGGTCGCGACAGCGTCCAGCAATTCCTCGAAGTCCTTTTCCGTCATTCGTCGGACAGGATAGGCCCTCCGGGCCAAAAAGGCCAGTTGAGGCGAGCGCGAAGCCCGTCAGGAAGTATTGGATAAGGATGGCGAGAACCGCTGCGAGTAGGTCGGGCATCACGTCTTCTTCACCGACTCGGCGATGGCACGAAGATACCCGGTTTGCTCAGCCAGTTCGAGATTGGTCTTGTCCTGCTTGCGCCCCTGCTCCTCGACTGCGCTACTGTTTGGGACAGCGGAACAGGTATTTGATGAACGCCAGAGTCCCGAAGGCGTAGAACGCCGTCTGGATCAATGCGGCAAAGACCGAGACATACTGGCAACCCTCCGCCTAGCTTAAAACCTAAAACGACTTTGTCTAACCATTTTTTCTAAGCCCATTGCAGACACGAGCGCGATTCGCCGCTATCCCACCCGCCTCAAGCGGAGAGGGGGCGGAGTAACGCGAATCGAAAACTCCGACTATCGAGACCTTATATAGAGGTCATATCCATGACAAAACGAGAAATGTGGCAGGCGGTCAAGGAACTGCGGGCGAAGCCCGCGCCGGACACCCATGCGCGGGTCGCCGCGATCAAGGACGAGTTCGAGCGAGCCGTCGCGAACTACATCGTCGCCAATCCTACGATCAGATTGCCAGAGATCGGACGCCTATTCGGGATCGCCAAAACCCAAGTCGGCGCAATCGTAACGAAATTCAACGTCCACCGTCACCGTGGAGCAGGCAGTCCCGCGTACGGCATCCGGGGGACAAAATGAGAACGACAGGAAATCCGAGCCAGCCGATTTGTCCGAGCACCTACGGTCCTGCCTACGACCACGAGAAGGACGGCGCTCGGCTCACCGGGCAATTGAAGGACATCGCCGACTTGATGGAGCAGGCGAACGCACAGGACGCTTGGCTGACGCTCAGCGAGATCGAGCAGCGGACGGGATACCCGCAGAGTTCAATCTCGGCACAGCTTCGCCATCTCCGCAAGCGTGAGTTCGGAAGCCATTCGGTGTTGAAGCGCCGCCGCGAGAACCGTGAGGGCGCGACCCGTGGGACGTGGGAGTACAGGGTGTGTAGGCGCTGCGGATGACGGGTGGGCCGGAGCTTTGCGCGGGTTCGACTTCGGAGAGGGGCCAGCTAAAGATGAAGGGCGCTCCGCAATACGTGGGGTCATCCATCCTATGCTTCCCTCTAGGAGGTAGGTTGGAAACGGAGCGCCCTTATTTGTAGAGAGCCGTCATATTCCTAAATCGGACTGTTGTCAAGAGGATAAATCTGGAGAATCGGGAGTGTATCGGAATGCGCGGCCTGTCTCCTTCGTCAAGCTCGCCGGGGCATTCGTATTCCGAAACGAGTTGCTGAGAAAACGGCTACGCAACTCTTAGGTGTAGGTTCTCCAGCTAGACGAAGGGACGGCGGGATTCCTTAGAGCCTTCCAGCCGTCCCTTTCTTTTTCCCCACTGTGCTTTTTCCTGTCCCGCGCAAAACTATCTCATAAGTCCCGCAAAATCAACGGCTTCCCGCCGGACAATTCCTTGACACCCGCTGTATACTACCGATGCCGGAACTGTTGAGCATCGACAAAATTCATAGCAGGAGAAGAGGACAAACAATGGACAAGCAACTGGGAGTTGAATACCTGAACAACGCTGAACTCAGCGAGTACATCAGCGAGAACAAGCTGTCTTTCCCGTTCTGCCTTGAGGACATCGTTTTCCAGATCAAGCAGATGGTCGCACAGGGCGTAGCCCCAGAGGAAATCTTCAACCTGTACGCAGCCCTGCCCTCGTCGTCCTTCCAACTCAGGGTGATGATCAATCGCACCATCAACGAGGCAGTGAAGCCCAAGCCAAGCAGGAAAGAAAAGTTCCTCAATGAAGTCCTTGCTGGCGTCGCCAAAGACCTCAAGAAAGAGGGGCTGCTATGAGTCCCAATCAGGAATGGAACGACGCCCTGCTCGCCACGGCGAAACGGATGGACGTGAAGGACATTGAGAAGGCGCAGAAGGAAGCCCGTGTCGCCCTGCGCCTTGCGGCGAAGGTGAAGCGTGACCCCCTCAAGGACGAGTTGAAGGCGCTCAGCGACGCCCTCAACCGTGACATCGCTGCCTCCAACGCACGGATAGCTGCGGAGTTCTCCACCCTGCGCCAGACGCAGGCTGAGGGCAAAGTCCTCGCCATCGCCATAGGCGCTCACGACAAGAGGGGGATGTGATGAACCCGCAAACGGAATTCCAATCACTTCTCCGCCAGCACAAGTTCCGGCTCGTGCGGCAGAACAAGCACTACGTCTATCAGGAGCCGGAGGGTCGGCTGCTCGTCGTCAGCAAGACGCCGAGCGACCGCCGTGCGTACAGCAACATGGTCAGCAACATCAAGCAGATCATGCGCAATCCCGTGCCGAGTTCCGAGGCGCTCGAAGAGTCACGCCAGAAAAAGGAACTCGAAGCGGAGATCGTCCTCGCGGCGCAGCAAAAGAAAAAGGCTGGCGCGAGCCGCCCCAACGGGAAGTCCAAGGGCAACGGCTTTTACTACGACGACGTTCCCAAGGTGTTCGTGCCGGACGAAGTGAAGGAGCAGGCACGCAACGACAAGGCGTGGGACGGGCTTATCCGGCATGTGAGGAAGCAGCGGAAGGAAATGGAGCGGCGGCTACGCTCGATGCTCCAGTTTGCCTTTGTCGTCGCAGTGGTCGAAGTCGCAAGACTGCGGCTTGCGGTGAACATCAAGAGCGGACGAAAGAGCCGGAGCGAGTATTTGCCCGCCATGCGCCGCAAAGAGGAGCGAAAGCGCGTCTTGGGTGAGTGGGTTGCCCACGTGGGCAGCTACTTTTCGCCACACGACGACGACGCCGAGAATTTGCTCGCATATTTGATGGGCGACTTTTCTGCGGGGCAATTGAACCTGCTCGTTTTCGACAACGAGGAAATCTCGGAAGAGTTCGCGGAACTCATCGAGTCACGAATGTTTTTGCTGGCGTTCGCCTTTTGGGATGCCGCCGACTTCTACCGCAAGCCTAGTTGGATGCCGGAGCTACCCTGCCTCCCAAGCATAGAAGAGGAGCAGCGCATGAGAGAAAAGATAAGGGAAATGGGGTCGTCCCCCGGCTCTCGCTCTATGGTGCGTGCGCTCGCCGTCGCAATCGACGGGTTCAACCACACGGAAAACGTTCGCCCGCTGCCCCCGGAACTCAAAGAGTTGCTCCCCCTCGCCGAGAAGGTGCTCCGGCAAGCGAGGGCAAAGGCGAAGGCAAAGAGCGTCATGGCGACCGCAGCCGCCGCTTAAACCGAATTGAACGGATTAGTGAGTAGATGTCAAAAAGGAGAAACGACATGGGCAGTGGATATACAGGCAGGTATCCCAAGCTGAGCGGCAATTCTCACGACCGCCGCAAGCAGCGCCGAGCGGCGGAGCGTCGAGCGGAGAAAAGAGAAAACCGCATTCCCGGCGAACGCAAGACGAGGAGAACAGCATGAGCAAGCGTGACAAGACCCACAAGCAGGGGCGGGACTTCCCGCCGATCATCGTGGAGGAGCTTCCGGTGAAGCCCGCGCCCAAGAAGCAGAAGAAGCCGCTCGACCCGGAGATGGCGCAAAGGAAGATCAGGGCGCTGGAGAAGTTCCTGTCGGACGGCGACATCGACGCGAAGCAGTTCTGGACGATGAAGGACCGCATCATCGCAGCAATGGTGGGGTAAAACCCAATGTTTCTAAGAGACTCTAAGAGTCGTGTAAGAGGCTCTTACAAGGCTCTTAGGGACTCTTTATGCTTCAAAGCTTTAAGGTGTTGAAGTGGTTATGTGTTTAGGTTTTGAAGTGGCAAGGGGTTTAGGTTCGGATGCGCCAAAGAAGTAAGGGGTTGAAGTTTTGAAGTGAGGAAGTTGTTTTGCTTTTAAGTCATGTAGACAGGAAGCCTAGAAGCCTTGAAGTTTTGAAGCTTCCTGTCGACACTTCTTGCAAGCAAGACAAACCCAAACTCGCTAGACCCATAGTTCGTTAGCGAAGCAAGAGAGAACCAAAAACAAAACTCTCGCTACCAGACCCCTTATGAAGTAGCAGTACGCAGTTAAATTTCGGACATAGGAGTTAGACAGATGTGGACACCCAAGCAACGGCTTCACCCGAAGATCATAGACGCCCTGTACATGGGGGGCTTCTCCACCCTACAGATAGAGTTCCTCGGCTGGCTCAGCTACAACGCCGCCGCGTTGAACAATTCCCGCAACCCGGTCAAAGCCGCACACACGATTCTTGCCAAGGCGAATGACACGGAATCAAACATGCACAGGATGCTGCTCACCTTTGAGAATCGCAAGATGGATTCCATTGAACCTACCGAGAAAGAGGAGCATGAGGTTGCCGACAAGGTGCTGGATGATCTTGAATGGGCTATCAAATCGGCAATCACCAAGGCTCAGATGAGCGCCTCGGACTATGAGGATCACACCAAGCAGGGCGTCTCGGACGGCGTGCCCATGACCAAGGAAGTGTTGGAGTCGGAACTGGCACCCGACGAGGAGGATTCAGATGAGTAAGGCAGAGATAGTGGCGACGCACCCGGCGTTCGGCGAGGTCACGTTCGTGATCGAAGCAGAGGACACGGTGAAGGCGTTCAGCATTTGGAAGCAGATCGTTTTCAGTTCCCGGCAGTGGGTCGTGAAGTCCAACACCGTCGCGGATAAGGTAGGGGTGTAACCGATTCTCGGCGGCACGCAGTATTTAGGGGATTGAAGGCTGATTCACATGGCGACAAAACTACTCACGGCGCGGGACGTAGCAGCGATGCTCAACCTGCATCCGATTACGGTCTACCGTTGGGCGCGGCAACTCCGAATCCCAAGCGTCAAGATCGGCTATGCGCTGCGCTTCCGTCCGGAGCAGATCGAGAAATTCCTGAGCGAGCGGGAGGTAGGGTAATGGCAGTAGGAGACGGAGATCGGCTGGCAAGCGGACGCAATTCATCGGCGTCATGGGGACCGCTCAACGTCTCTCAGGACAAGTGGGACGCCGCAGTAGGCAAGCCGAAGGCGAAGCGCCGGAAGCGCCCGCGCAAGAAAGCGAAAGACTAACCCGTTCGACGCAGCCTAACGGGGTCATGCTTGTAGCACATCCGGCAAACGGTGTCCCGCTCCGTGGGGAAAGCGCCCGGAGTTTTCCACTTGCCGCACCGACCGCATTTTTTCTTTCCATCCGCCCGGACAATCATCCTGCCGTAAACCTTTGCCGGGATTCCCAACGCACGCACATGGCGTCTGACCGCACGTTCATGCTTTCCAAGCCTGCGGGCAATCTCGGAATAAGAGATTCCCTTGGCGAGCAGCGCCCGAACCCGTTCCCTTACCGCAGCGTCGAATGGCCGTCCGGCTTTTCCCATCTCACTGTGCTCCATATTTTCGCGGGAATTTTCAGGCGCTTTGCGGGAGGGATTTGACTGGAATCCGCCCGACACTGAGCCTGTCAAGACTTCATTACCTTGACGATTTGTTCAGCGTCCACACGATTGACGACATTATCGTGAATGATTGTGACTTTGCGACCATCTACCGTGTCCTCCATGTAGCAAACCTTCGCCTCGACGGTGCGCCCGTCGAATAGCTTGACGCGGACAGTGGAGCCATGCCGATAGCGGACGATGGAGCCTCTCTTCATGGACGCCATCGTATCACGCTGACGCTGCCTCATAGTTTGTGGAACCTCGCGCCTTGTGGCGTCCGAGTGCTCCCCGTTTGCGTGTACGCCCCGTCTTTCCAGTAGTGCCAGAGAATCAGACCTTTGGAACGGACACCTATGTATCCGTTCCCGTCTGAGAAGTACCCCGACACGCGGTAGGTTCGGCACAGTTCGCTAATCGTTCTCATGCCGCGAGCAACTCCGTCTCTAGGGACATGAGCGCATCCCTCACGTTGTTTTTGGCGTCCCGCATGATGCGGAGAAAGTTAGGTTTCTCGCTGGCATCGGGAGCCTCGCGCTGGAAGATGCTGGCGAGCAACTCCGCACCCGGCTCAGCGAGTCCGTGAGAGGAAAAGTCTATCTGCCGTGTGCGGCTCAGGAATCGAGGCTCAAGACCATCTGTCGAATTGCAAGTGAATATGAAGATGGTTTGCGGCGGATATGCCGTGCCGTCTAGCTTGCTGAGAAAATGCAACTGAGAGGCATTACTCATCTTGTCCGCCTCGTCCACTAGAACGACATGGAACGTGTTGCCTTTTGGCACGTACCAGCATTGGCGGATCACGTCGCTGACGTTCGCTACGTTGCACTCCTGAGAGGGGATGTGTTTGATCTCCGCCCCTAGCTGTTTCGCCAAGGCGATAGCGAACGTGGTCTTGCCAGTCCCCGGAGGTCCACAAAACAGCCATGCTGACTTGTACGGAGCCTCAAGGAATTTAGTGAAGATGCGTTTCGGTTTGTCCAGCCCGATAAACTCGCTGATAGTTTCGGGCTGATACTTTTCGCTGAGTGCTTGAGGAAAGGCAAAGCCTGACTGCTCTGCCCTGACTCTCACACTGTCTGTGACGCCATCAAACAGACTCATATCTCCATCCTTTCTCTCGCGTCCAGCGAGCAATCGGCTTGTCTTGATTTGTTCTGACTGAGACTTGCGTTACGGACGGATCACTAACAACTGCCTCGACTGCGCGACGAATCGCGTGTAGTCCGGGGAAGAGAAAACTGCCAGCACTAGGGAGCCTTGCTTCTTTGTAGTGCTGGACAGGATTCCAGAGGCAATAAGCCGCACCTTGCGGCTTGCCTCGTTTGTCTTTGCCAGTGAAGAAAACGTCAGCGCGGTACGGAGTCAATTCACTCACGATTTACCCTCACTTTCTGGAGTGAAACAAACGGACAGCCATACTCCTGAGAACAATCGAGCGAGTCCGTTGCATCCGTCTAACTGGCGAGACTCGAAGTACATTGTTCCGTCCGCATCCTCACGGTTATGTGCTGCCCATCCGTGAGTGCAAGACAAGGCGAGAGAGATAACCGGATCATCGCAGCCTGAGTCCTGAGCATCGGACTCAAATTGCTCAATCGCTTCGATTAACTCCTGCTTGGCTTGATCCCATAGTGAGGAATATGCGGAGTAGGCTAAAGCACTCGCATAGGCTCTACGCGCATCTTCCCACTCCGTTGCTTTGTAGGTTTTATCTCCGCAGAAGTCCTCTGCGGACTGCCAGTATTCCTTTTCCAGTTCGCTGATAACTTCGCTTTCCTCATGCGTGTAAGGCGCGAATGAATCGAAGTCAAAGTCATCCTCAAGTGTTTCAATTTCATGGCGCAAGTCATCTGCCGATCCGCTTTTTTCTGATAGCGTCTCAGCAAGTCTGCTTTGCGCGTATTCCCCGATGTCGAGTTTTCCCATCGTTATTCCCATGCCTGTCTGCCGTTGACACGGACACGAACGAGTCCCAAGGACTCCATTGCGTCACGCATGGCGTTTCTGTTTTCTCGCTGACGTTTGTTGCGCTCTGCTCGCTTCACACGTTCCGAGCAGACCGCATTGCTGGCTGCGCTAAGGTGCATATCGCAGTATCGGCAGTGCCCTTCCGAGTCGAACCGATGTTCGCTGACGTACATTTGTTTTTCCTTTCTGTTTTGGTTTGCTTGCAGGTCAGAATAGCAGACTCGGACACAATGTCAAGCACTATTTTTTGCTGACGTGAAATTCTTTCGTTGAGAAAGCGGACTTTTGCTCAGTATCAATAGAGGATGAATACGGTAGACCGTGCCAGCAAAAATCACAGCGGAACTGCTCGCAAAGCGGATCGCTCAGACTGCGAAAACCGACAAGGCGCGGGTTCGGGCGCTTGAACTCCTGATGATGCTTGAGGGCAAATTGCCGTTAGGCGGGGCGCAAACCGAGTCGGAACTGGCGCAGCTAGTCGCAGACGATCAAGCGAAAGAGTCCGCAGAGTAGGCGCAAACCGGGTGCAAAGTGCTCGGCAATCATGCGCAGTAAGAGGAAATTGGGAACAAACCGGGCGCAACGCGCAGTAACAGGCAGTAACAAGGGGGAAATAAGTCCCTTGTTTTGAGCATGGGAATAGAGTGTGAGATTCAATTCCGAGCGGGTTGGGGAGAATTGGGATAGATAAATGATTGAAAATACTGGACTTAGGTACTCTAATATCTTTTCTTTTTCTTCGCCCCTACCCGGTGTGGCCGCCCCATTGGGGGTCCCAAGGGACTGCTATTTACCCGACAAATATTTTAGCTACGCGTTTCTTTCACGGACGCCGCTCTCCGAGCACTTCCGCGACGCCTTGGGGTTGGGTGCCTGACGAGTCTTTCATTATGACTACAGCTTTCTCGCCGCACACAATCGAGGTTCGCTGAAAGGTCGCGCTTGGAGAGGCCGCGACATCCGTGACCACGCCGCAGTTTGCGAGAAATCTGCCTTGCCCCGCCCTTTCGCGCTGCCAATGGCTAAAGACGGCAAAGATGGTTCCCGCTACATCACCGTTGCGGATGGGCCATTCTCGCGTCGCCGCGCTCAGCCGTCCCGCTGTGAATTGGAATGTCATCCCGGAGAGTCCCGGTTGAGGCTGGAGAACGTCACCCAGCGTCATAGGCTGGGCAAGGTCCATCGCTAACCACTCGTCATCGTTCTGCCTGAGCGAGTAACCCTTGAGCGCCTCGGCGACCTGTGCCTTCGTCATGCCAAGCGTCACTCTGGCTGAACCTATTTCGAGATAGTCCTCTGCCTGAACGGCTGCACGCAGTTCACCAAGTGAAGCTGGCGACGGATGCTTTTTAGGAGCCTGCGCTTGCGCAACGAGCGCCACGATGCCCGCAGCACAAACAAACAGAATCACCAAACTGATTGCTCGGTTCATTTTGCGCCTCCTGCCTGCTCGAACAATCCCCGGATGCGACGCCTACAATATATCCAATTCAGTCTGCCCTGATGTGGCTCCCCTTTCTCTCTGCATCGACAGCGCCTACGCCCGCCGCAACAGGTAATTTCCAGACTATCCGCCTCTCTTTGTGAGTGCAGGCATCGTCCGGCTCTCACCGCAGGGTGAACCTCTGCGACTAGGGTGAACCCCTAAGGAAACCCCCATGAGTCACATCATCGCATCAGCAGGAATCAACTACGCCAACCCCGTCAAGATCGGCGGCACGGGCACGGGCGTCAAGATTTTTCCCTCCGTCCTGAGTTCCGCCGCCCCCGCGATCCTACAGGTGTTGGAGCAGCAAAACGGGCAGGTCGTGACCCTCACGGCGAGCGGCACCCTGTTCGTCCACGGCGCGTCCCCGACCATCATCCCCACGTTGCAGAGCGGCACGTCGCTGACCAGCGGCAGCAACACCACGGTCAGCGTGCTGACCGCCGCCCAGTCCCTCACGACCAACGCGCAGTATCCGTTTGCGCTCGTGCTCGGATTGCAGGGCGACTCCGTGAGCGGCATCGTGCAGGTCGTATCCGCGCAGTTCGTCTGCAACGGCGTCGTGAGCTTGATGGCGGCTTTCACCAACACCAGCTTGACGGGCGTGACTTTCGGCAACGTCGTGAGCACCGATGGCTTCTACAAGCCGGAGAATCCGCTCAACCTCGTGTTCGGGATCAACTTCACGGTGTCCGACGCATTGAACGCCGCATCGCTGTACGAGTACCAGTTAGAAGCCTAAGTCACCGGGGGAGCAACGCTCCCCCTTTTTGATTGGCGAAAACATTATGGCAAACAGCTTCAACACCAATCCGATTGTCCTCGACACCGTGATGGCCTCGACGGCGAAGAACTCCGGCGCAAACCTCACCGGGCGTTTTCGTATCCAGCAAATTTATTGGGACTCCCCGGCGACCACATCCACCGACACCACTGTCTTGCAGGACGGAAGCGGCAACGTCATTTACTCGGAAACCATAGCGACCGGGAAGCCAGTTGAGTTCATCCCGCCGTTTTCCGTCAACGACTTCAAGCTCACGACGCTCGCCGAAGGCAAGTTGTACATCTATCTCGCGTCCTAATGCCCTACGAATCGCAAGCACAGGCGGGTTTCTTCCACGAGCATCCCGAAAAAGTCGGGGGAGAAAAAGTCGTGAAGGAATGGGATGCCGCTACAAAAGGAAAACATCTTCCGGAGAGAAAGCACATGAAGCACAAGAACAAGCATGGAATGAAGCACACGCACATCACTCACCACCCGGACGGCAGCCACACCGTTGAGCACGGGATGCACGAGGGCGAGCCTCAGACTTCCGCCAAAGTAAACGATGCTGACTTGATGAGTCACATGCAGGAAGCTCTCGCCGGACCAGCGGAAGCGGCTCCCGCTCCAGCAGCGCCAGAGACAGCCTAAGTGAAGCCGTTCACCGTGGACGAACTCCTGAAATTGAAGCGACCTACTCCCGATTTGCGCTTCTACGATTCGCTCGATTTGCAAGGCTTCATCCACGCACCGCTAACGCAGGACTACATTGCCCGTTCCCTATCACAAGTCAGAATGCCGTAGCCTTGAGAAGCTCCGGGCGATTCACAGCGGCTCGCAGAGCGGCCTCACCTTCGAGCAATGGCTCAATCTCCGCGACCGCTGCCGCAAAGACCTTTTCTTCCTCACCGTAAGCATCCTCGGCTGGACACGAGTCATCGAGCGTGTTCACCGCCCGGTCTGCGACTTTTTCGGCAAGCTCAACTTCGATGGCGTGTACCACGACGGCTACACGCTTGAAGAATTGCAGAATGCCATCGCACGCCAAGACCCCGACTTCAAAGAAGGCTTGCTGCTCGATCCCCGTGGCGCTTTCAAAAGCACAATCAACGGCTGCAATTGCGTTCGCTGGCTGCTCAACTGCCCGGACATCCGGATTTTCATCGTCACGGGCGAGTATGACAACGCCGTGCTTTTCTTGCAGCAGATCAAAAAGTATTTCTACCAGCCGGAAGGCGCTCCCCGCACGAAGCTCCAGCAGCTTTTCCCCGAATACATCATCGGCAAGCGTGACGGAGAATCCGAGTCCCCGCTTGAATGCCCCGCCCGCATCCACACGGAGCAGAAGGAACCCTCGCTTTGGGTCAATGCCGTCACCGCGACCCTCGCCTCTCAGCATTGCGATCTGAAGATCGGCGACGACGTTGTATCTGACCGCAACTCCACAACGCCGGAAGCTCGCAAGAAGCTCAAGGACAAGTACGACAACGTAGACAACCTGTTGGACGAGTGGGGATATGCAATCAACATCGGCACCCGGTACGCACTGGACGACTACTACGGCGAGCGGCTGCGGATTCCGCAAGAGGATGCCCCGCTCAAATACTTTTGCCGTGCGGCTTGGACGGTGAAGCCTGAGTTTGCCAACCTGCCGCTCCGCGAATTGAAAGAGCACATGGTCGATCTGCTCTTCCCCGAAAAGCTCAACTGGAAAGTGCTTCGCAAGAAGCTCCTCAAGAACGAGCGGGACTTCCGCTGCCAGCAAATGAACGAGCCGCAGCCGGACGTGGATGCCGTGAACTTCAACGAGGATGTGCTGCGCTCCCATCTGGAACAGCACTCCGCCGCTCCGCAGGACGGCGATCTCGTCATCGCATGGGACTGGGCACCGACATCCACGGACAAAGCCGACTACAGCGCCGGAGCCGTGGGTCGCATCGACAAGTCGAAGGCCGAACTCCATATACTGGAAATCGTGTTCGGGCGCTGGAAGTACAGCGAACTCGCATTCCAGATAGTAAGCCTTGCGAAGAAGCACAACCCCCGGATCATCCTCGTGGAAAAATCCGCAGGCACGGAATTGCTGCAAGGGGAAATTGCCCGCGTCGCCCGCCGACTGCAAGTCCCGACTCCCATCATCTTCCGAGACTTCGGCAACAAGGACAACGCCAAGGCGAACCGCATCAAGGGGCTGGAAACCCTGCTCGCCGAGGACAGGCTGTTTTTCGTGCAAGGCCCGTGGATTGACGAGACCTTCGCCCAGTTCGTTCGCTACACGGGTCTCAAGAAGAACAAGGGACGCAAGGACGACATCCCCGATGCCGTGAGTATGCTCCAGTTCTTTCTCCCCGCAGAGCCTCGCACGCCAGTTGACGCCGGGGAAGCGAAGAAAGCGCAAGAGGACGCCGAGAAAAAAGCGGCGGGAGAGGCTTACATGCGGATGGTTTTCAACCGCAACCCCGCCGCTCCCCCCGTGATGCGGACGGAGCCGAACCCTCGCCGCTCCCGCTTTGACTTCCGCAATTTCGGGCTGACTCAGTAGTTTCCCGACTTTCCCCTTCCTTGTTGAGCGGCTAATCCCGCCCGACTATGCCGAAACCCACGCTGCCCGCAGCCGAAGTGCTGCCGAACAATCTCCGCCACGACGAATCCGGCTCTTACCTCTACGACGACGAAGCCGCTCTAAAGATCGTCCTCGATGCGACATCGAACGGCGATGCGTGGATGAACCAACAGAATTGGCCCGCAGGATGGTCTACCGCTTATCAGATTTACCAGTCCCCCGCAGCCGTAAGCTGCTTTGACGGTGGCGGCAACTCCAGCGCCCACGTCCCCAATTACACCGTCTCGAACCTTTGCGATACGACCGTCCCGAAGATCATGGGCGGACTTTTTTACGAGTCTCCCCCGTTTTTGCTCCGTCCCCGTCCCGGCACAACGCAAGACATGGTGGACGCCAAGACCGCGCTCTTCGCCTATCAGCTAAGCGACATGCAGTTCGAGGAAGAGTGCGAACTCGCCGTGCTACAGGGTGCGCTCATCGGCACGATGGTTATGAAGTGGGGCTGGACGGAGCGCACCGAAAAAACCAAGAAGTACAAGCGCCGCAAGGAGCCGCAGGAAATCCGGAACGCCGTCAGCGGCATCGTTCACAAGATTCACTCCGAGGAGTCCGATGCGTTCGACATCGAGTACGAAGAAAAGCTCATCTCCCGTCCTTGGATCAAGTATTGCGACCGTCGCTGCGTCATCGTCAACCGGGGTTGCCGGGTCGGGGACATTCGCAAGGCGAAAGATGTTGTCTACAGGGATTACGCCACCTACGAGGACTTGGATCAGCTACGAGGCTATGAGGGCTACACAATCCCGTCAGAAGCGGAACTCCAGAATTTTTACATGCGTGAGCGGTTTACCCCCGATGGCGACAACATCGCCGTCACGCTCCCCGAATCCATGCGGGGATGGATTCAGACTGCGCTTCCCCGCAACTACAAAGACTCCGCAGACCCACTGCAAAACGGTCTCGAACTACTCGAATACTGGAGCAACAATTTCGTAATCGTCGTGCTGCGTCACGGCGACGACAACATCCTCATCCGCAATGAGGCGAATCCTTACAAGAAAATCCCGTTCTACAGTGCTTGCTGGCGTCCGATCCCCGATTGTTTCGACGGTCAGGGCATCGGCGTATTAGCTGGAAGCAATCAGCTTGTAGCTCAGGGCATCACGGACTTGAGCCTCAGTCGCCTCGACTATGGCTTGCAGCCCACAGCCATCCGGTCACAGGGTTTCAACACGCCGGGGCAAGACCTCGTGTGGACGCAGGGCGGAATCATCGACGTTGAAGGCGACGTGGACAAGGCGTTCAAATTTTTGGAGTTCCCTCCGCAGGACGCAGCGGCAATGGCATGGCTCATCCAGCAGCAAGCGGAAGCCAAGGAAACGGTCGGAGCAAACCAGCAATTTTCTATGGGCGCGGGCGCTCCCGGCATCCAGACGACGGGCGCACGGAGCGGCTCCGGTGCTCAGGGCATCATGCAGGCGAACGCATCCCGCCTCGACGGTCCCATCGGACGCATCGTGCGGCAAATTTTCATCCCTTGGTTGCAGCAGATGGACGAACTCAACAACGACCGTCTGCCGTCCAGTGTTCTCCGTGATGTTCTCAGCAAGGAAATGGGCAAGCAATTCGACGTAGATCACATCCAGTTCCGATCTGCGGAGCTTGAATACGAAGTGCTCGCGGGCGCAAAGCTCGGTCCCAAGAAGGAAATGGCGCAGTTCTTCCCGTTCCTCATCCAGCTAATGAACAACCCAACTTTCGTGACGATGCTCAACATCGAAGGTTTCAAGTTCAAGGCGGCGAATGCCTTCAAGAACTTCGCCAGTTTCGCAGGCTGGAAGTATGCACAGGACTTCGTTGTCCCGATGACGCCGCAAGAGCAGCAGAAGGCGGACGCACAGTTGCCCTCCGCGATCAACGCTCAGAAGGCGAAGGCAGCGAAGGACATGGAAAACCAGAAATTCGAGAACGCCGTGAAGGAAGAGCAGGAAAAACAGTTGAGCAAGGCAGGCGGGGAAGTCACCCGCACGACCATCGAGCACGCTATGGACGCCGACACATCCGGCTTGGCGGAGCCTTTCGGCTCTGACACGCAGTTATAAGGGAGAACCATGAACGAGCAACAGAGTGACGTACAAGCGTTTCGTCTGACGCAGACCGAGAGGATAGCCCTAGTGGGCCTTACGACCCACGACGGCTTCAAAGTGCTCGTTCAGATGATGGACGCCGCTTGCCAGCGAGCCTACGCAAAGGTCATTCAATGCGACCCCACGGAAGAGGACAAAGTTCTCGCCTTGCAAAAGGAAGCGCGGGCGACGAGCGCATTTTGCGACCTGCTTCGCAGGGCAATCAACTGGCATGTGCAGTGCCAGAACGTCATCCGGAAGCAAGAGGACGGGAAATAATCCGACTTTGGTTCCCTTAATTCAGACAGCGTAATTGCTGGAGGCAGCATGGCAGAGCTAGAAACGGCACCCGCTAATCCGGTCGCCGAGAAGCAGTGGGAAGTAGATTACCAGCCCACCGATGACAACGGTAATCCGATTGGAACGAGGACACACCTTGGACCATTCGCTACGGCGGAAGAACTGATTGAGGCGCAGACAAAAGCGCACCAAAACGCAGTCCGGGGCTATTTCAGATTGAAGAATGCCACCCCGACCCCAAAGAAGCCGGGGTTCCAGCCGAAGCCGATCTCCGTCGATGACGAGACATCGGCTGCGCTGAGCTTGCTAGACCCAAGCAAAGCACGCAAGGCAATCCGCACGCTAGTAGAAGCGGAGTACGGAAATATAGATGAGCGACTCACTAAGGCCGAAGAGCGAGAAGCAGCGGCGGAGCGCCAGCGAGTGGCCTATCAGTGGATGGCTGCTCACCCCGAATTTTTTAATTGCAACGCGAACGGAAAAATCCTAGCGGACTACCTCAACTCTAA